AACATTGTGATTATTATAATTAATTCTGAGCTGCATTGTAATTAATTATAATTTGACCTATGGGGTAATTTATACATGTTGCGTATGACTACTCTAAAGTAAAGGAGTTAATCTGATGCTAAAAGACGCAAAGTGTATTAATTATTCAGATTTAAAAGGTCATTGCGTACTTACCTCAGGCCAAATCAGAGGACTTCTTGATAGGATGAGACCTCCTAGACCTGACTATGAGTACGCAACACATGATATGGCTCTTTTAGAGTCATATTTTATTCTTCTTCAGAATACTGATCCCGTAAGGTATTCTGAATTAAAGAAGAATGTTGATATTGGTCTGCATGATCCAAAGTGTACAAAACACTTTAAACACTGGGAGGTGACTGAGGAGCAGATCAATGGATACATGTCTGAGGAATCAGACTATAACTTTAGCCATTTACGTTCTTATCGTAATGCGCTTAGGATTGCAAGTGACCTGGTCGGGAAACCTTCATTAAAACCACTTCCAGTGTATCGTGGTATGGATGTTTCCAAGTGTTAGAGCAACCCTGATGCAAGTGCGGGTGCTATCGGCAAGGGTAGCAAAAAGGACAATGAGGCTTTATGCTTCGATGCGTTCGAGAAACTTATTAATGGAATTAGGAGAAAAGTTCCCTTCACTGATCTCCAAATTCCCGCAATCCCTGCTCATAGGGCTCAGATTAGTGGATTCTATAATCCTATCAATTATGACGATCTTACTTATTACGGAAACGTAAAGCAGAAGGATCGTCTTGTTTGGATAATTGATGGGGGAACGAACCTTTTGGAGGCTCAATATGGAATTCCCTATCAAGAGTATCTCTCAAAACATGTAGTATTATATGCTGGAGGGAAAACTCCTGAGGTAATGAGAGGTATCATTTCAACTATGTCACAAGTTGGTGTTAAGTGGCTATCTCTGGATTATTCTGGTTACGACCAAACTGTACCAGCTAAGGTCATCCATGATGTATTTAAGCATCTAATTAGACCATGTTTCCCAAAATCAGCTGAGGATGAATTAAAATTCATTGAATATAATTTTATCCACACCAAGATGCTGTTAACTGGAAATAGGATGGTGGTGAAACACAGAGGCATCCCAAGTGGTTCTGATTTCACTCAAATTGTAGGGTCATTATGCAATCTTGTAATCGGCTTAACGTACATTTGCAGCGTGTACGATGCTAGTGGAGAAGATATTGATGGCTACGTTCGGCGCGTTCTCACTTATCCTGGGACTAGATATCCTATGATATCTGTAATGGGTGACGACAATATTTGG